CGAATGTTTGAATTGCGTCCCGACGCAGTTGTTAAAAGTCCACGTTTCATCGTCAAACGTGGTTCTGATTATATGCTCAACATGATCGGTTTTGACGCTAATTCAAAAAGTTTCAAGATTTATTTCTGTAAGCGCAAAAAAGGAAATACAGCGGACTTTGAAGAAAAACAAGTCATTTTCGAGGGGTCTGGTAGTACTATTTTTAATAGCTCAAAAGCTGTTAAGAGATCCTTTAAATTCAACGTAGGCGATTTTGACGATGGCTACTTGCAATTTGAATATGTTGGAAATGACAACGGCAGATGGGCAGGCCTATTTATGACAGAACTTGACTTCTACGAGGGTACGAATGACCGCAAATGGCAACCAGCCCCAGAAGATCAAAATTATCTGGTAGAGCAAGCACAAGCCACTTTTGAGAAGACAGTTGAAGGCCTATCTACTCAATTAACGAAATTAGAGACTAAGACTGG